TCCCGCTGGTCCAACGGGGGCAACTGGTCCTCAGGGTCCTCAAGGAATTCAAGGGGAAACAGGTCCAACGGGTCCAACGGGTCCTACGGGTCCCACTGGGGCAACAGGTCCCCAGGGCATCCAGGGAGAAACTGGGGCTACTGGCGCGACTGGGGCTACTGGAGGATCAACCTCTCACTACCACTATAAAACTAAAACTACCAGCACATCTGGCGATCCAGCCAGCAGTCACCTAGCATGGAATAACTCAACTCAGACGAGTGCAACCGCATTGCAGGTTAGCCACGAAGATGCCGACAGTCAAGACGACGAGTTGTTCCTAGATCTGGTTGGTGTTGGAGACTTCCTTATTATCCAAGACCAATCTTCTGCTCTTAACTACCAAAAATGGGAAGTGACATCAACCCCAACATACAATTCAACATGGAACAATTACCCAGTAACTCTTATTGAAAGCGCTGGCACGGGCACGACTAACTTCTCAAATAATCACAGCGTCCTGCTCATCATCCTCGTAGTTGGAGCAGTTGGTCCAACGGGACCTGCGGGTCCAACGGGAGCAACTGGTGCGACAGGAGCAACGGGCGCTACTGGACCAGCAGGAGCGACTGGACCACAGGGAATTCAGGGAGAGGCTGGTCCAACTGGTCCTACTGGAGCGACTGGGGCTACTGGACCAGCAGGAGCAACTGGGGCGCAAGGTATCCAAGGAGAGGCTGGTCCGACGGGTGCGACGGGCGCTACTGGCGCTGGAGTAGCCGTTGGCGGAACAACTGGGCAAGTACTTTCTAAGACAAGCGCAACAGACTACGCAACTCAATGGGTTACCCCTGTAAGTTCTATTACTGGTACTGCCAACCAGGTAACGGCTAGTGCGAGTACTGGAGCAGTCACGCTTAGCCTGCCGCAGAGCATTGCCACCACGAGCGACGTAACCTTTGCAAAAATCACTGGGACTGGTATATTCTCAGCGCCAAACATTAAGATTGGATCCTCTACGGTAAATCCAGTTGCTAATGATATGACTGCTAAGGACATCATGGGATTGTCTGTACCAACAACTGCGCAAGAAGCCGCTATTTTCGTAACAGCAATTACTGCCTCAAATGCATATAGAAGTATAGGAGCAACGGGTGCTACCTTTAGTGGAAACAACCTAACTGGATTCACAATATACATGTATAGAACCAACACCACTGCAACTGGTGTCTATTGGATGGTAGTAGGAGTGTAATATGGAAGAAGTAGAAAGACCAAGAGTACTTATGGATGCGACGTGCAGAACGACTAACTGTGTCAATGAAAACGTCACGCACAGAATCAACGCTTCAGTAAACTCCGACGGTGTGTTTAGGGTTGCCTGCGGGACTTGCTCGCAGGAAGTCACCGACCTTGTAGAGGTTTCAGATGAAAACGCTTAAGATCGTAACCCAGACAGACAGCGTTGAAACTGGCAAGCCAGGGGTTCATGACAACTGGATGGACGACTGCGCATGGGCAACGCTTGCTTGCGCTGCCAACCATCTGACTGGATCTACAATGACCAGCAAGGACGGGATTGCCGTAGGAGAATCTGTCGGTCGTCATGACCGCGACGGGTTCCCTGACCCGACATCTCTTGCCCAGTTAGTCCGTGGAGCAAATAAGGTTGGGCTGGTCGCCCGTTATGCCAAGTCGTGGAGCGACGTTCTCACCTCTATGAAGAAGGGCGCTGTGATTATAATTAACGTGCAGCAAGCAAAAGACTACCCTGCAGTTCCCATGAGCAAGTGGCACAAAGCCTATCAAAAGAAAAACCCTAAGGGAACTTACGGGCATATAACTTGCGCGGTTGCTGGAACTATCGGTGCTCAGTGGGCAGACCCAACGATGACTGGCAAGCGGAAGGAAGCCGATGCCGTGCCTGTAACAATCTGGCAGTTAAAGCAGATTGCCTCCTCTAAGGGAGATGCCCCGCATAGGCGTTGTCTAGTCCTTACTAAAAAGCCCGTAGTGCCACCTAGGAAGCCCGTACAGCCCAAGAAGGTGGTAAATCGTATCAATGCCCTACTTAGCCAAGTCCGCAGGTCCGTGAGCCGCAATGTCTGAACTAGCCCCAGTCCTTACGGGCTGTCACGCTTGCCGATCTCCTTTCGTTGAGTCTATCAACAAGAAGATGAAGGAGGGATTGCCCGACCTTAGGATCTCCGAGTGGCTTAGGGAACAGGGTGGGTACATCAGCCGAATCACTCTGGGTCGCCATAAGCGCGAGCACCTCGTAGATGCCTTTGAGAAGAAGCGTAAGCAGGCTGCCGAAGTGTTACAACGTCAGCAGAAGACGATAAAGTCTGACGCGGATTTGGCTTCTCTGGTTCGGAACCAAGTAAATCTGATGTTGGAAGATGGTATACTTATGCCCACGCTGGCTGAGGGTTTGAGGGCGCAAGAGATCATTGACCGACGAAATGAGAAGTCAACAGATCGCGACCTCACCATCATGTTGGCGCAAGTACTTGGCGGTGTGGCAGTCATTGAAGGGACTGCAAAAGAAGTAGTAATGGAGATTGAGCATGGCTCTTAAGAGGCGTAAAGTCGCACCACGGTTGGATAAATTTCAACCACTTACTAAAAACTCTATGGTGCTGCGAAGTACCGTAACTCGTGATGCTGTTGCTGCGCGGTTTGCTGCAAAAGAAGAAGGGCAGGCTGCCGCCGTCCGTATTGCTAAGGCTCGTGTTGCAAAGAAGAAGAAGGCTCCGCTTACTAAAATGGCGGAGACGATGAATGCCACAAGCCGTCAGCAACGCACAAAAGCGAAGGACCTTACAAAGTATCTTGCATACGAAGAGGGGTATTACACTAAGGCAAAGCAGGGAAACAAGCGAGGCAACGTATATCTTCAAAAGCGTGTGCTTGCGAAGCAGGCTCAACTTGAGCATCAGGGGTCAAAGACAAACCCAATTTATTCAAAGGTTAAGGGCGCGCAGGAAATGTCTCGTGTTGCCGCTAAGGAATCAAAGTGGGCTGCTCGTAAGTCTGGTGGATATGCTACTTCAATGAAGCGCAATGCCGAGGCTGGTATCGGGCACATTGTTCGGGGTCGTGCACTGAAGGGTATCGCACGCGCAGGTGGCGTGCTAGGAATTGCATCATTGTTTGCTCAGCATATTGCTGGCGGAAAGAAGGAGAAAAAGAATGGTTAAGCGTAGGAAGTCACAGCCACCACGAAGAAAGAATAACGACGGGGTTAATCCACTCCTAGTAGCACTTGGGGCTGGCGCAGGCGCTGCGGCTGGTCGTGCGGCTGCTACGCCACTTTCTCGCCGCTCCGTTGCGCGCGATGCCCGAGAATATTACAAGGCTGACCGTAGCCTTGGTCGCGGATATAGTAATACCGAAGAGGAATCTACTAACCGCGCTGCAAGAAGCGTTGCAGACTCTGAGTACAGCCGAATGCCTCGCGTAGAGAAGAGTAAACTTGCTAACTACAGAGGGCTACTTGAAAACCGAACCGCGGCAGACAGGAGCGAGCCTGGAAGTTATGATCGGGCAGCAAAACTTTCTGGGATGAGCAATAGAGACAGAGATAAATACATTAATAAGGGTACCGCAAAAAGCGAAATTGAGTCCGCAAAGGCAATGGGCAAAGGTGGCTCAGCAAGACTCCTTAGTGAAGCAGGTTATCTTCGGGCAAAACGAACAAAGACCCGCTCTAGCGTAAAGGGTGGTGCCGCTGGTGGCGCACTTGCCGTCCTAGCCCAGTTGGTTGCAGCGGAGATGTCAAAAAAGAAGAAGAAGTAATTACCTGGAGGAAACGTGACAAAGAGGGAACTGGTACAGGCGTATATCGCCAAAGCCCTCCCGTTGCTTAACCTTAAGCAGTGGGATGTAAAGGTTTCAGAGTCTTTGCCGCCAGACGATGCGTATGCGGATATTGAGGTTTCCGAAAACCTCTGGTCCGCAACCATCCGTCTGTCGGAGGATTTCTGGAAAGAGAAACCAGAAAGTCAACGCCGAATTATTGCGCATGAACTTATTCATGTGCACTACGCTGGCGTTGAGCGCCTACTAAATACGATTGAATCTTCAGTCGGGAGTATGGTCTTTGATATCCTCAACAATGTTTGGGATACCGAAACCGAGCGTGGGGCAGACTCATTGGCTACACCATTAGCCAAGGTTCTTCCAATTCCTAACTTTGGAGAGGTGAAAGATGGCGGGCAAGAAGCCAGCAAAACTCGCAAGCGCAAAGCCTAAGCAAACGTTCTGGCAGCCAAGGCAGTGCGCTGAATGCGGCACACTTATTGCCATAATGAAGGACGCTGACCGCGTGCTCGTCAAGAACTTTGTGGGAGCCAAGGCAAACACAAGATTCATTTGGAAGCACAAAGCAGGTAGGTGCAACTAATGGCGTACACTAAGCCTAGCCTTCGGGAGTCTATTAAAAACCGCATACTCGCTGGCAGCAAGGGTGGCAAACCTGGGCAGTGGTCTGCGCGCAAGGCACAGTTGCTTGCAGCAGAGTATGAGAATGCAGGCGGCGGCTATTCTGGCGGGAAGACGAAAGCCCAGAAGTCCCTCTCCAAGTGGACGGGAGAGAAGTGGGGAACAAAGTCTGGCAAGCCCAGCACGCAGGGAGAGTCCGCTACTGGAGAACGCTACCTGCCATCAAAGGCTCGCGCTGCCCTAAGCGCTAAGGAATACGCCGCCACCTCAGCCAAAAAGCGGGAAGACACGAAGAAGGGGAAGCAGTTCTCCAAGCAGCCAAAGAGTATTGCAAGGCGCACAGCGCGGTACAGATAGGAGAGTTATGGCAACACCAGCATGGTCACGCAAAGAAGGGAAGAACCCAGCAGGCGGACTCAACGCCAAGGGTCGTGCGTCCTACAAGGGTGGCACGCTTAAGGCTCCAGTTAAGAGCGGAGACAACCCACGTCGTGCATCGTTTCTTGCCCGTATGGGCGGCATGCCTGGACCAGAGTACGATGCCAACGGCAAGCCTACCCGACTGCTATTGAGCCTGCGCGTGTGGGGTGCAAGCAGTAAGGCAGACGCAAAGCGAAAGGCTGCCGCAATTAGCGCCCGTAACAAAGCCAAGCGTGGGTAATCTTTTAGAGGACTTGACTGCTGGGCGCACAGACCCAGTATTCTTCGCTGAGCGTTTCCTTGGGGTTCATATGAATCCTGGTCAGGAGCGTTGGGCGAGAGCCTGCGTTGAGCGGGCAGAAAACGGCTGGTCTCCCAAGTATCTAACTACAGTTGTATCTGCTGGTAACCGAGCAGGTAAGACTCTGGCAATGGCACTTATGGTTTTTCATTCAGCCTTTTACAAACTGGGAATTAAGCCCCCAACGCCATCTGATCCCGAAGATGCACTCCGTTGGCTTAAAGAACCCTACGAGTGGTATCACATCGGCATTCAACAGGAAACCGCCGAACTGGTCTTCCGCGAACTGTCTATGATTTGCCAAGGAATTCATCCTGCGCAAAAGGGGCGCAAGGCTCCGCTCTTTATAGAAATGGGGAAGATCGCTACCTTTGATAAGAAGTATCGTGGCGAGTATCTCTGGTTTCAGTTCAATAAGGCGGTTGGCGGTGGGAGCATCCACTTCCGAACAACTCAAGATAAGGCGAAGGCGCTTCTTGGTAAAGACATGAGCGGCATTTCGTTTGACGAAGCGGCGTTTGATCCGTACCTTATGACCATCTACCAAGAGGTTCTTAACCTCCGACGCCTCTCCACTGGAGGGCAACTCCACTTCATCTCCACCCCGACCGAGGGAATCAACGATTATGCAGATCTTTGGGAATTGGGAAACCCCGAAAACCCAGTTAGGGACGACCAGTTTATTTCCTTCAGGATGTCTACTCGCGACAACATCGGGTACGGTCTTTCCAAGGATAACTTTGACTCTATCATCCGCCAGCAGGTTGAATACCTTGTCCCCCAAAACATTGACGGGTACTTCATTGAGGCTCGTGAGGCGTACTTCCATGCCGAGTCTATTGAGAAGGCTTTCTACCCTGACCTTGAGGATGAAGAGGAACCTGTAAAGGCACACCGCTACGTTCAGGGATGCGATCCTGCCATCTCTTCGGATGCCACGTGGTCCGTTGTCCTTGACTATACCGACAAGAACAAGATCCGTGGAGTCCGCGCTAGGAAGAGGTCGGGTAGGCAAACTTTAATAAACCTCGTAAATATGCTTAGGGAAAGCCATCTGTTGTATAATCAGGGAGCATATTGTACCACTATTATAGATAGCACTGGATTTGGTGGTAAGATGTTTATGCAAGAACTAAGTGTCATTAAGCCCTTACGACAAGTAGACTTCTCTGGGACTAAGGCTAAGAAACTTGAAATCTTGTCGGATCTTAAGGCTATACTAGATAAAGAAATGATTGTATTCCCTAAGCGGGGGATCTGGCTAGAACTGCGGAGGCAACTCTTGGGATACAAACTAGATGACAGGAAACTGGAGACAGACGCGGTGATGGCTCTTGCCGTTGCTATCCGACACGCCGCCCGCTCAGCCTCGGAATCCGTTAAGGACGCAGAGTTTAACTTCTTCGGGGTTGCATAATGGCTAAGAGAAATGCATCACAGATCCCATCCCTTCAGACCAATGACCCACAGGTTATTGACATGGCTCAGAAGGGAGCCAAACTTGTTGCCAAGATTGCTGGTCGCGGAAGCCGATTCATGGGAAGTACGGTTCTTGCTGAGGAAGCAAAGAAGTTAGTCAAGAACGCTGAGGTAACTGGCGGTCAGGAAGCCGCCAAGAAACTTGCCGAGATCCTTGAGCGCAAGGGAAGCGTTGAGTCCGAGAACGCACGACGACGACAATTGTTCCGACGCTTTGACAATCTTTTCCACGCAAGAACAATGACCATTGGCGGCGCAGACCACTGGGCAGACGATCAGTCCGCGCGACTTAGCGGTCGCGCCCACGTATCCGTTAACGTTCACCCATCGTATGTGTCTATCCCAGCCTCGCTACAAGCCGTTCGCCCAGTCATCAACTATCTTCCTTCAGGAAATGAGCGAGAGGACCGAGAAGAGGCTGCGGCGCGAGAGCGAATTTTCTTCCGATGGTGGGAAGAGGCGGACATGGATATCGTTATGGAAGATGCAGCCCTTTACAAGTCCCTCTACGGAGATACCGCTGCAAAGATAACGTACGACAAGAAGGACGGCGTTCCTCGCGTAGAAGTAATCTCTGCCCCAGAAAACCTTTACATGGGATATGGCGCATCTGACTTCACACGTATTGACTGGGCGCTTTATCACTACGGTCTTAGCCCTCAGGCAGTTATGGACGAGTTCGGCGTTGACGTAATCCCAATGAAGATGGGCAACGAGTATTTCCCATTTGTATACAACGGAACCCATGCGGACCCCCTTGTCACTGCATTTGCGTCGCAGGCTGAGCGAAGCGTTGACCGTCGCGATACTGCGTACGAGCGCCTTCAGGTAAGTGTCTACGACTACTGGTACAAGAAAGTTGTGGGTGATGAAGTTAAGACCTACAACTGCGTTTTTGTTGGCAACGAACTTATCAAGGATTCGGAGCAGCCAGAGTACAACGGCGAACTTCCATATATCCCGCTCATCAACTCTCGCATTCCTGGGTCTCCATACGGAAAGCCAGAACTATACGACGTTGAGCAACTTCTCCGAGAAAAGGACGAGCGCATCACAAACGCCGCGCAATTCATTCATCAGATTGTGGGCGGGCAAATGTTCCAGTTGGTTGGGCAGGATGCCCCAGAGGAAGTCCCTGCAAATGCAATCCCGAAGCCAGGTCGTATTGCCGCCCCTGGCGCAGGAAACCGCATTGAGCCAATCCAGCCGTTCCTCCCCAACATCCAGATTGAGCAATACAATCAGCGTATTGACCGAGAACTAGCCGTCGTCTCTGGTCTTAACGATCTGCTTCTTGGTATTGCTCCTTCAAGCGTACTTGGATCGTCACGAGCCATTGCCTCGCTGGTTGCTAACTACGAGCAGCGCATTGCGCCAAAGCGTAAGTTGTTCTACAACTGGATTAAAAAGGTTTGGAAGATGGCTGCTCAAGTATGGTCGTACAATGATGAAACCGTTGCCCTTGTAATTAATGGTCAGTATCGCATTGAAGTTGTCCCCCCTGAGTTGACCCCTCGCGACACGCTTGAACTTGCTAACACAGCAATTAGCCTTGTGCAAAATCGCATCTGGTCGGCTGAGCGCGCAATGGATCGCGTAGGCGTAGATGATCCGCAGAACGAAAAGGATATTATCCGAGACGAGCAGACAGATGCTACAATTAACCCAGCGGCTGTTGCAACAATGGCGAGCGTGGTTGGATCGTTCCGACAACTTGGCTTGCAGGCTCCGCAGGGAATTGGTGAACCTGGATCGCCGCTTGATCAGCAATCAGCAATGGAAGCGATGCGCGGGCAAAACCCGCCCCCAATGGGAAGCGAGTCCATGAACGATGAGGGATTGATCCCGCCATCGGCGGCGGAGGCAATGCCAGAAAACGAAGCGCAAGTAGCGCAGACAGAAGAGCAGTTGATGTTCGGACAGGGTGGTTAATAAATGGCAGTAACTGGTCAGTTCGGTAAGATCATTACGGGGAGCGGGTCTCTCGCTTCTTCAATTAGCGGGATCGCTTCGTCCTACATTACCCTGAGACTAAACCGAATTTATAAAGCCTTTGTGAACAAAGAGTCGTTTGAAGGTCGCGAGATTACTTCTGCTATCGCCATTGAGTTGCTTAATAAGATGATGGCGACTACGACCAAGGGGGGCAAGTCGCGAATGGACGTTGAGGAAACTCTTCGTGCTATTCGCAAGGCAAGCCGAACCAGAACGCTTAACGAAATTGACACAACTCTTAAGGAGCAAAGCGCCAACGGAGATTACGCAAACAAGGTGCGAGTGATTGAGGAAATGCTTCTTGACCCAACGTTGAACCCAGACGACATTGATGAGTTGCGGGACGAACTAAACGATGCGGTTGACGATCTTCTTACCAACACACAAAACCAGTTTGCGTCTGGGGGGAAAGTAACGATAAACGGAAAGACAATTGACTTTGCTGGCGGTGCCAATCAGGATGTGTTTCTTTCCCTGTACGACGACGCGATTGGGCGGAACCCAGAGGCTTCTGAAAAATACAACAAGGAAAAGGTCATTGCAGAGGCTTCGGTAATTGTTGCAAAGGGGAATGCGGCGTGGTTGTCTAAGTCGCGAACAACGGACTCCGCAAAGTACCAAGGGTACACAGAGCAGTTGAAGTTTTTGCAACAGGCGTACGACTTGCTCAGTTCCTCTAAGTACGGCTTGGCAACAGAAGCAGAAAAAGTTCTTTCAAGTATCCGAAACCTCCAAGAGAATCAGTCTATTGCAAATAAGAACATGGCGGGGGCTGCCGCAGACAAGAGGATTAATGCAGGGTACGACAATATCTTTAAGGACCTAGATGCAATTGACGAAGCAATGAAGGCAGCACCAACCATTAAAGATTTGCTTGGCGAAACTTCGTTTGCACAACTGCTGGCTGGAAACCAGAACGCCGCGCTTTCAATCCTAGATCAATTTATTTCAGTTAATGGGGGTTCTATTAAGAGACCCGATGGAACAAAGATTACCCTAACAATTGACAACATTTCTGACATGATGAAAGACGCGCGCTCTTCCGCTGCCGCTCTTGTAAAGTGGGCAAAGAATAATCCTAGTGTCACTGACACAACAAGAAAAACCATTGCCAGTTGGGACAGGTTTGCAACGGTGCTAGGAAAGGCTGCTCCAATTCTTACTGTTGAGGACAACTACGATGATGCGGTTGACGACCTCGGAAAGGCAATGGACAAGGCTGGAGCGGATATTGGTGCACGCGCCGCAGCACTCAGGGCGTTCGGCGCGAGACTGAATACAATTTCTGGAACCTCGGGAATCCCTAGCGACATCGCGCGATCCCTACAAAACGAATCGGCTATGTATATAACGGGTAGACGACCCTCAGACACCTCGGACCTGTACGGGGAATACAGCGGAAACATTCTCGGCGGAAATAACGTTCGGGGAATTTATGATCCCCAGACAATTCTAGGAGGAATTATTTCACCAGGGACTTCTGGCGAGGGAACGTCAATCTTTGACGCAATCACTAGCGTTTATGATCAAGAAACCGAATGGATCGCTGGAAACGGAACTGTCATTACTGACATTGACGGAGAGGACGTTCCAGACACTGGCACGCAAGACACGTCCGCATGGGAGAAAGGTCAAGGCGTTATGATTAAAACGCTTGGAACAATTACCATTGCTGGCAAAACAACAATTTCTTCCCTTGTTAACCAGAACCTTCAGCGCATTCGCATCGTTATTCCAGGAGGTCAGGCTGACCCAACCGACATTGACAAATATACCCGAGGGTGGGTTTCTAGGGTTAAGCAAAGCGACGGAACGTTTAAATACATTGTGTTTAGCCAAAACGCAGATACGAGTAACAAGTTGCTTACGGGAAGTGCTGCTCAACAGTTTGTCCAGCAGTATTTGCGAAACGGAAATTGGAACTCCCTCGTAGACAATGTTGGGGGAAACCGAGTCATTACTGTTCCCGTTACAGCGGGAGAGTCCTTAGTCAAACTTGGTGATGGTGACTCTCTTGACGCAACGGATCTTTCGGACGGGAGCGTTTGGGGTCTTCTTAAGGATAAGGGATATACATGGGCTTCGGATTACCAGGGAATTGTTGACGGGGGTATCCGAAAGGCTGTTAAGGACGGATTGCTTACCGTTCGGAATGGAAGGGTTTATATCCCCGACGGGAAAAAGATTGGCGGCTCGCAAGGGGAAGCGTTAATTGACCTAGATATTACCGAGATGATCTCACCTGAAATGCTTACGCAAATTACAGAACTTTTCCCAACAGTTGACACAACCCCAGGAGAGGGATCAGGAGCAGGAGACGGATCTACCCGCCCCAGTAGCGGGAATCAAAGGGTTGGGAAAGATCGCTGGGCTGGAACGCAATGGGCGGGTCAAGATGCATCTACTGTTATCTCAAAGACCGCAGGCGGAAGGGATCTTACGCTTGGCGAAGCGTTCTCTGGCGGCACTGGCTTTATGTGGGACACTGGCGCAAAGAAGACTGGCGGTTCTGTTAAGCCTATGACCTCAGGCATGAACATTCCTAAAGCAACCAAAGACAAAATGGATTCGTACCTAGGACGGTACGACCGCGCACGCGCTGCATCAGTTGCGGGAACTGGGATGGGCAACGTTGTAACTGGGGGAATTAACCGAGCACAATCAGGTCAGCAGTCGGATCGCATGCTGCAAACGTTTATGCGAAATATGCCAACGGCGAAAGGCGGAACTGGCGGGCTTCCACAAACTGGAGTTAAATACACGCCAATTGCAAGAAATAGGAACGTTTAATGGTAAGGCTCGTATCTGGAAATAGCGGGTCGCTCCCGCCAGTAGTTGGACCTGGGATTGGCGGCGGTTCTGAGCCAGAACAAACTGGTCTTGACCGACCTGGAACATTTGGAGTTGACCTGCTTGGTGGGTCGGCAGGTCTTTTGGGCGGTGGGGTATCCGCGACACTTGGAACTCTTGGGGAAGTAGTCAACACACCTTTTGAAATTGTTAGCGGTGAGATTGCAGAGAAGCGTTTGGGTCAGCAATTAACTGGACTTGACCTAGGAATTTCCCAGCGCTACATTGACATGGTCCGTGTCAATGGCATGAGCATCAGCGACGTTGCAGACCAGATGGCAAATGAAAGCGCTGGAATAACAAACGACGCTGCGACCGAACTCCTGCTTGCCGTCTTCATGGATCCGTTTAACCTTATTGCTGCTGGCGCTGGCAAGGGGTACGACGTTGCAAAGAAAAGTGCCAGCATCCAGGAGCGTATTAACCAGACAACTGTTGACGGTATTGCTTCTTCTGCCGTGCGGTACGGTGCAAGTGCAGAAGAAGAGGCGTGGCTTAAAGGAAACTCTGGCAAGGAGTTGCTAGGCAGAATGTACTCAAAGACCGCCAAAGGTCTCGGGGGAATTAAGCGTGGGATGGCAACCGCAATGCTTGGGCGCGGCTCTGGAGTTGCCGCAGCAATTATTGGTGTTCGCTTCCTTTTCACTGCTATTGAGGTTGCTAAGCGTTCAAAGGTTTCGGACCAGTTAATAGATGCCGTTGCGGTGGGAACAAACCATGTCACAATGGGTGCGGCTGCGGACGTAGTAACCAACCGCGTATTTGGACAGAGCAGGGCATCGGCTCTTCGCAAGGCTCAAATCGTTGCCAAGTCTAGCGGGGTAGACGACACAGTTGCATTTGACAAGTACGTCCGAGTAAATAGCGGAAGTTCCGAAACCGCTGGAGACAGCCTTGAGTACATTACCGCTGAGTGGAAACAACTTCACCTCGTTGCAAAGAGCGCTGGGCTTAAGGCGGAGACCGCAGTTTACCGAGAGATTTTAAATCAAAACGTTGCTGGGGAAATCAATGAACAGATTGGGAAAACGGGAGTTCTTTCAATTCTTAAGGCGGAGCGAACGATTGACGAGGTGGCTATTGCCCGAAGGGTGGAAGATCAAAAAACCGTTGCGGTTGACGAAGCAATGTTTTTGCTGTCAGGTGCGTCGGATGACGCTGGGCGAATTGCGCTTGCCAAAGAAGAGTTTCTTTCTAACCTAAGCCCTATCGTTGGAGACTCGGTAGCCGCAGAGATTTGGGAAGAGAGCCTTCGCCTAGCGGCTAAAAGCAGCGGGTCTAATGTTCGCCAACTCGGAGAACTTATTTACGCATCAGAAGTTATGCGGCTTGGATACGTTGCCAAGCAGTTTGGTGCAGCGAAGAAGAGTTTGCTAAGCCGAATCAACACTACCGCAGTTCGCTCTCGCCTTTCCGACATTACTAGACCTATGGTTGAGCAGGCAGAAAGATGGACAATCGTCGCCAAGGACACTATGACCGACAAGGATTACGCAACCACTGTCCGAATCCTTGCTGACGACACTCTTAGCACGGCGGAGAGGGCGAAGGCAGCGCTATACGCAGTAAGGCGTTTTAGTATTCTTCGTAATCAATACGACGCAAAGGGGTTTGCCCGACTTGCTACTGGCGACGAGGCGTCACAGAAGAAGGCGGTTGATGCGCTCCAGGACACTCTTAGCCAATACGAGGAAGGGTCGTTCCTTAAGGAGGTTCCCATTGACGAGTTTAAGGGAGCCGACGAAGTTTTGCCAGAACTAGGGGCAATGCGAAATTCTGCCGAGCGCGGAGAATACCGTCTTGCGTTTGAACCAGAAACCGCTGCAAAAATTGCAACAATTCCAAACAGGGTATATCAAAACGCCGTAACCAAAGACGTTAGCCGATTCGGTGTAGACCTGTGGGTCCCAATTACAGATGACGCGATTGATGTAACACTAGGGAATCGCAATTTTCTTGGGTCTGCACTGGACACTCTAACAAGAGAACGAAGAACGACCGCTGTCGTGGCAAACACGCTTACCCGAATGCAGGAGTACGTAATCCAAAAGAACCTGCCGATCTCGCGAGCAATGGTTCGCAAACTCCATTCGCGACTTACCGACAGGGCGTTTGAGATGAAAGGATCCATAAGAACCGCATTCACGGAGGCAAACCAAGGTTCAAATACGTCAACTACAATTATTGACGAACTTATTTTGGATGCAAAGAAGTTGTCTCAGACAGATTACGAAACGCTTCTTGCAATGAAAACCAGTGGGGAACTCCGACGTATGATTTTCTTGGCGGCGGAAGGAGACGCATCTGTTGTTGGCTTAACATCAAAACTTACGGGAAGGATTAAAACAGAAATCACTGCCAATTTTGTTACCTCAATCCCAGACATGATCTACCCATCCGTTAAGTTCACGCTAAGCCCCATCTTCGGACTTCAGGAGGTTATTGAGTCTAAGTACTGGAACACTATTCGTGGGTACGGATCCGAGATGAGCCTTGGTCAGATTTTGCGAAAGAGGGGCATTGAGTCCAGTATGGCGGATGACATCCGATTTGGAACAAAACGTTTTTATGATATTGAAGATCCAGCAACGGGCAAGATTGTTAAGGTAGATTCCGTTGACGTTCTTGCGGAACTTTATATTTCAGAAAGATCAGAATTAAAATTTGCCCAGGAGATGAATTCAATTAATATGTATTACGCTGGCAGCGTTACAGATGCCATCCTATCTCCGTTCGGTGCAAATAGCGAATCGTTTGTTAAGGGGCTTGCTGAGTCCCTTGGAGGTGCCCAAAACGTTGGTAGATACAAGGCTAACGACTGGTACAAGTATGTAACATCTGAGTCGCTTGATGAGATTGCGGACGGACTTGGCGCTCGCTTTGCGGAGCACGCGCCAATGCAGTGGGCAACGTGGTTAAAGTTGGCTGGCGGTGATAGGCGAGGCGCTGCGCTAATCATGATGAGGGAACGCCAAGCACTTATCCGAGGGAGGCAGTCCGCCCGATCTTACCTTGATGCAAACAAGCCAATGGGGATGGGCTTTGGTCGTCAGTACGACGATGCCCCAATTAAGAATCTTGACATTACAGTTCGGGAACTTTCTAAGAAAGTTAAAAGCAAAGACCCCGCCGTTCGCCGCGCTGCTCTTGACGATCTAGATAAACGCCTTGGGGCAATTCACGCAGAGGCTGCAATTATTGGATACAGCGTTGAGGGTCTTGACGCTCTCACGAGGGCAAAGGGCGCAATTGAAACTGCTCGCACTGCAGCCAGGCTTACTGTTAAAAACAACCTTACAAAGAAATCAACGACTACTGCAGATGCTGTAGTATCCTCGCTTGATGATGCAAGAGGCGCGCTGCGTTCAGAGTTTGAAACCGCTGTGGCTAGAAAAGGACTGGTTCGTGATGCGCTTATTGCCGACGGAATTTCAAAGCCGCTTGCTAACGAAATGGCTGCGCTATTCGTAGTGGCGGAAAAGCGTCGGGAGTTAGTCCCGCAGATTTCTATTGCTATTACGAAGGCAATGAAGGGAGAGCGCCTTTCTCCAGAAATTCTTGACACGCTAAAGGATAGTCTTATCCACATTCGCGGTGCTCGTGCCCCAGAGGAAACCATGTGGAACGCGATTATTCATAGCATTGACGGCGCTGCTGCCCGCGCGGATAAAACCCACTTCTTTAACCCAGGAAGAAGTTTCCTGGAAAGATCGCTTAACCATCCAGTCTTTGCCCTATACCCAGTCTCGTACATGTTCGGAAAGGTTCTTCCAGAGTATTCGCGAATGCTCTACCTTAGCCCGACAAGAGGTGTTTCTGGTATGGTCCTCGCTCCATGGATGGCAATTCTACGTGCCTTCGGCGGCTCAAAGTTTAGCGCAGAGAACTGGGGAAAGTACGCTCCGCTTGTTGGCTTTAACGCTGCGTCTGATATTAGGCAGGCGATGGTTGAAAATCTTGGCGAAGACGCAACCGCAACTAAGAACCCGCTTATCTATATGCTTGCCAATACTCTTATTCCTGGCTTGCCATCGGAGGTTGGCACATCGCTGAGTAGACCAGTTCGGGTAATCGGAGAAGAGTTTACCTCTGGTGAGCGACCAAACTTTGGTACAATAGGACGGGCTGTTTCCGATCAGGCTGTCGGAATCGTTGGTCTTGGTCGCGCTGCACAAGAGGCAGGTAAGATTCTTGACTATGCGCTCTTTAAAGAAGATAGTCTTCTGGCACAGGCTGGAGACGCAATTGGAGACGCGGCTGAGTCCCTTCGGGATATCATCCGACCTAAGTGAAAAGGAGAAATAACCAATGGCTGAAGAAGTCGTAACGACTACCGAAGAGTCGCAGAAGGTTGCCCCTGCACAGGAGCAAGTTGAGTCTGCCACTAACGAGGTAGAGGATGTTGCCACTTGGAAGAAGCGGCTTGCGGGCAAGGATCAGGCGCTCACCGCTGCAAAGAAGGAGTTGGATTCGCTGAAGAGCGAAGCCGAAAACCTTAAGCGATGGAAGGCAGAGCAAGAGCAAGCAAACATGTCCGAGTTTGAAAAGGCTCAGGCTAGGCTGGCGGCGCTAGAATCCGAGTTGAACCAGACAAAGGAGTATGCTCGTCAGGAGCGTATTCGTTCGTCAGCCCCTAATTACGCACAGTTCCTCGCTGACACCGCAGGACTTTCTGAGGAGGCTCGTGCAGTCGCCTTTGAAGGATTCCTTTCGTCTGTCAAGAAGGCTCAGGATGTAGAAAAGGGTGTACCTTCGGATGTTAATGTAACCCCTAGCGCCAACACTCGCAAGGATGCCCCTAGCAGTACGGTTCGTACTGTAAAGGACATTGAGGCAGAGTTGGAGAGACTAGGAAATCCGTTCTTTGGGATGTAATATTTAAGGAGAACTATCATGGCTATTACTAGTACGTCAACGACGAACTTTAGTACGCTCGTTCAGGATCTCGTCCAGGCTAAGGCTGAAGCCGAACTCCGATCACGACTCGTACACGTTCTTCCTGACCAGTTTGTTCCTGGGCGTTTCGTTAAGGGAACGAACCAGATCCGTTTCGCTCGCTACGCTGATCTTGGCGCTAATGCTACTGTGCTCGGTGAGGGTACGCCTCCTGTTTCACAGGCGTTGACGATTTCAAGCGATGCCTTTACTGCAACGCAGTACGGTCAGACCCTTGCAATCACCGACCTTGCTCAGTTGGACTCGCCACATGACCTGATCGCAGTTGCCTCTGACCGCCTTGCGCGTCAGGCTGCTGAGACCATGGACCGTGTGGTCCGAGACGTTCTTGCCGCAGGCACGAACGTTGCCTACGCTCCAAACATTAACGCAAGCACTGGTGCACAGACGGCGAACAACTCTCGTAGTACGATTACTGCGACCGCTCGCCTCACTGGTGAACAGGTTAAGAAGATGGTTGCTGGGCTTAAGGCTGCGAACATTCCAACGTTTGCTGACGGTACTTACCGCGCAATCATCCATCCATTCCACGAGTACGATCTGATTTCAGATACGACCGCAAATGGCTGGCTTGAGGCGAACAAGTACGCCGACAACACCCCTCTCTTGACGGGTGAAATCGGTAAGTTCGCTGGCGTTCGCTTTGTTGTCTCGTCAAACGCTAAGGTGTTTACGGGTGCAAGCGGCGGCGCTAACGATGCCAATGTGTATTCAGCGTTCTTCATGGGACCTGATTCGTACACGGTTGGTGACTCGCAGACGCTTCAGGCGTACTTCACTGCCCCAGGCGGTGACCACAGCGACCCGCTCGCTCAGTACGCTATTGCGGGTTGGAAGATGCGCTTCGGTGCTAAGTTGCTTGACCTCGCTGGCGCGAAGTACAAGCGGCTTGAGACTGGCGCAACTCTCGGCGCGTAACAACTAGGGAGTGGGGGGCTGCTGGCGGGCAGCCCCCTGCAACCAGAAGGAGAAGGTATGGCAACTCGTGCAGACATAAGGGAACAGATTCAACGAGAACTCCGAGATCCCAATGGGAATTCTTGGAGCGACGAAGAACTAAACGACCTGATTAACTCAGGAATTAATGCCGTATCCGATCTTTCCCCGCGAGAAATCCGCGAGGATATTACTTATACATTCCCATACTCCATCTCGCAGAACGCATTTGGTAAAATCAAAGAGGTAACTCCGACTAGTGAGTTCTTCAACATTTTCCGTGTTGAGATCCTTAACAACAGCAGCCAACTACACACCACGCTGCCACCAAGTGCAAATGAGGGGTCCTCTGGAGGGTGGGAGTGGTTCGGCGGGAAGATTCTTATTCCAGAGAATTATTTCTACCCATCTATTACTGTGTCCGTTAATGGCAATCCGACTGAGCAAATTAAACTTCGGGTCTTTGGATACGGTCGCCACCCATTCCTTGATGACGATGTGACGGCGACGACGCTTACCGACCAGGAGCAGCAGGCAGTCCGAGTCTACGCGGTAGCCGAGTCTCTCTCTCGCCTAATGACCGACCGTGCAAACTTCCAGCAGTGGCAAATTGCTTCTGGCTCTACCGACATTAGCATTAGCGAGTTGGCTGTGCTTGCAAACTCTGCTCGCCAGCGATGGTTCGGAGAGCGCGGTCGCTTGCGCAAGATGCGCAGGCTTGGATGATTGATCTAAGTAGCGCAATTTCTTACCAGAATGGTAAGGGCGATGACGTAAACATTAACACAATTACGGGTAACCCGTTGCTTGCTGGCGGCGGTGTTCCGTTGTCAGGCTACTCAGTTTCTGGGTTTGGAATTGGTTCAAGTTTACCAATTGGATATGAGGACCCAAAGACAATTTCTGACGGGGTTGATACCGCCGAGGCGTTTGCGGGTAGGCGGATTCTTACTGTGCAGGTAGACGTTTACGGGTCAAGTCGGGCAAACCTATTTCAAAATGTTCAGAACATTATTAACCTCATGCGGTTTATGCCTAAGACCTTTGAGTCAAGCGACGGGTTTAGGAAACTGAGTGCTACCATGATTACAACGGATGCTAACTTCCAAGACGGGGAAATCAAAATCCACTTCCTTGCCCGACCCCTGCAAATCCCTCAGTCCGAGTCTACCTCGGCGCAATTTTCTGGATCAGATGCCCTTGGGTATTCTACAAAGATGCTGCTCTATTTCCTGCTGAAGTACCCGTACAAATACGCGGACTCTATTAACGAGTTGGTGGTTCCTATTAATAACACGAACGTTACCGTAAACAATTACGGCGCTGCCCCAGCGGACCTGCAAATTGGGATTGAATCCACTGGGAATACAGCACGTACGGACGATTTGCTAGTCACCGTTACAGTGGACGGTGTTCCTTTGGAACTAAACATCACCCAGACGGCTGGACTGGACGGCTCTATTAACCGATCCTGGCTTATTGATTACAGCGATCAGGTTGTTTATACCCGAGAACAAAACACTACGACTCTTGCAACAACCGCATCGGTCACAATGAACCTAATCAACATAAACTCTGGCGCACTGTTTGCTACGGTTGAACCCCTAGCGGATCTCGCTGTCGGGACACCAATTAAGGTTAGGGTTCAAAACGCAAGTACCCTTACAGACATTACAACTGGATACACGGTTACTGCGTACTGGCGAGAGAAGTGGTTCTAAGTGGCAACGGCAACGTTTACCGCAACAGTAGATGCAAGTGCCATTGCCTCGTACTCATCTGGAACAGAGACGGGTCTGGCAAACTGGAATGGAAAGTACCGCTCTAACCCAGTAGGAGTTAGCAGTTCTTCTGGTACTCCGTTCTCGTTCCGATCTTTGATAAACATTCCAATTAATTTCTCTTCCCTTACTGGCGCTGGACAGATTACTGCGGCAACCCTTACTCTTAGATACTATAACGGTGCTGAGAGAATGACGGTTAACAGCGGCTCAAGACGGGTAAACTTTCATCGTTTGCGAACAGGCTTTACGACGGGGGTGGGCGACGATGTTGTTACTGGGTGGAAGCCATCCAGTACCCAAAACTGGAACAGTCGTGTCAGGACTGCTGGCACTCACTACGACTCAGCAGTAGATGCGTTTCTTGACCTATCGGGGACCATTGCCAACAAGAATAGTTACTCTGTAAACATCCTACCCTTTATCCAAAAGATCGCCCCAGCGTCGCTCCTAGTGGGGGCTACGACGGGTGTAGCAGGGCAGGCGCAGCCGAACTACGGCATCCTTATGAAGATGAACAGCGTGTCTTCAACAACTTCTCACGGCGCTGAGTTCTACTCTGTAGAGGGTGCTAGCACGTACGGGTCGGTCGCTCCAACCATTACCCTAACCTACACCACGAACACTAAGCCAAACATGCCAGTACCTACCAGCCCGCTTAGCCTTGCTTTGCAGAGCGGGGACGCAATTACGTTTACTGCAACGCATAGCGACCCAGACGCTGGCGATTTGCCGAGTAAGTTTGATCTTGAAATTAGCAAGAACTCAGACTGGTCGTCGCCAATCTTTACCGCTTCATACCCAACGACAACTACGCCGCTTACGGCATCCGTACCAATGATCAACTTTGATTCCAACATTGACTATTACTGGCGTGTGCGGTCATACGACACTTCTAACGTCGTGAGCGATTGGAGCACGTTAGCAACTGCATCCTTCACGGCACCAACCAACACATCGGGATTCCCTCCTCCAGAAGGAAACCCAAACTTTTCTACAACCAAGACTATCGCAAGGAACAAATACCGCTTAGAATTTTATCCACTCTTGTCAAGCCTTAATGGGTTTGACCCTAATCCATCAGCAGTAATATTTGATGCAAAGAAAATCGGTATCGCCCAGCAGGTTAACGGCTCTGGGGAAGTGTTCTTTACGGTAAAGTCCGACCACCCGCAGATTCAGTTTATCCAGCCGCAAAAAACTTTCTGGCGTGCATGCCGATGGGACGATAACAACGGTTACTTCCGTGTGCTAAGCGAAGGGCTTATTGTAAAGTCGGTTCGCTACCCTCACGAAGTGGTCTTCTATGGCATTGACAAACCTGGAATGATGGACCGAACGATGGTAAGCACCGCCTTTACTGGGGAGGACTACTCCCACGTTGACGTAACCCTTGCCAACCTTCATGACGACATCATGGCACGCAACGTTGCGACGGCTACGGTTACGGGTGCTGTCGGTTTTCCGACCGCTACTATTACTGGAATAACTATCCCTGCCCCAGCCACTATCACGGGGATCTCCTTCCCTGTTGCGGGAACAGTAAGATTCGCTGCAACCAATACGTTCTTTGTCGGTGGTCGGGTAAGCATAACTGGGGTATCCCCAACGTCCTACAACCTGAGCAACCAAATTATTACGGGTGCAACAGGAACGTATTTTGAGATCGCCAGTAGCACTACAACCGCCTGGACTTCTGGCGGTACCGCAACTTCTGGTACCATTAGATTTACTGCAAACAACACTTTCGCCGTTAGCGACATTGTAAAAATTACTGGTGTAACCCCGACCGTGTTTAACCTTTCCGACAAAGAAGTCAAGGGGGCGACGGCTACAACGTTTGACATTTGGGATACGGTAACTGGAACGTATACATCAGGCGGTTTGGCAACCCCAAGCAAGAACGGGATCATCCGATACACGGCAGCCAACACCTTCTTCACTGGTCAGGTCGTAACAATTACTGGGGTTTCTCCTTCGGGGTTTAACATCCCGCTAAAGACTATTGTTGCGCGAGAAGACGAGTGGTTTGAGGTAAGAGATACATTCATTGGCACGTATACTTCTGGCGGCACCGCAACTCCAGCAAAAACAATTATGGATATGGGATGGGGCGAGTCCCCGACCGTATTCTTTAGGGACTACAGCGTCGTTAATAGCGGCAACGCTACGGCTACCGCAAAGAAAAGCGTTGCGGTGGCGGGGCAGCAGGCTATGCGTTCCATGTCGGCAATGGCAGACGTGCTAATGGCTGGTACGACAGACCGAGTAATCGTTGAGAATCCTAACGTGGGTCTTCCTGCTGCCAAGATTAATACCATGAGCGTCGGACTTCGCCACCGCCACCTTACACAAGGGCAGGTGACTCAGCCCAATTGGTGGCTGCGATACGGAACAAACGTTAAGCAGTACGTTCTTGACGACAACCTTGATCAGATGGCGACCAGAGCAAGCGTCCTGAACAAGGCGTTCGTGGACGGGGGCACTGCGTTTACTGCATACAACGGAGACACTGATGCTTCCCTGTACGCTGAGTATGCGCTAATTGACAAGGTGGCAGAGACGGACGATGAGCGTAACGACATTGATTTCTCTGCGCAACTTCAGTATAACCTTCAGCCAGATCGCTTGTTTTCCATCCAAGTTAATGTTGTGCCGAACACAATCACACCACACGATGGGTACTCTCTTGGAGATGATCTTAACGTTTACATCGTAGACGACGGATTGGATTTGCGCAAGCCGCTCACGTTAAGCGCGCAGCAGTGGATTGGCAATGCAAACGGCGCAGAGTATCTTGCATTTGGATTCTCCCAAGTGATGGCAAAATCGTTCATTAAACCTAAGGATAGTGTAGAATTACCTTCTGGGTCTCCGACCCCTGAACCTATTCCTGTGGCTCCTCCTACGACCACCCCGACATCGGGTGGTGGCATGACATATACTTTCATAAGAGACTGATGACAAGCGCAAATTACAAATC